CCAGAAAAGGCGGACGAATCCATCCTGTCTCCGGCCCAGATGCTTGAGATAGAGGAAGACCCGTCGAAGATAGAGACGTTTGCACGTATGTTGGGGGCTGTGAACCTCGACAATCTGTTCCGTACCATGCAGAACCCTACTATCAACCCGACGGCCCGGATTGAGTTCCAAAAAATGCTTAACAAGATGGGCAGACTGGAACCGGATACCAAAGCGGACTTGAATGGAAGTGGCCCACAAGTGGTCATCAACATAACTCGCGCCAAAGATCATTCCGATGCCATCACCATCGAAGGTCAAGCAATAGAAGATGGCGCATGAGATCAACTTTGAGGTCATAGAGAGCCTCGACGAGTTCTTTTACTCTGAAAAATTCATCAGTTTAGCCGTTGGACCCGTTGGTTCGACCAAAACCACCGCTGGTATTATGAAAATCGTGCATCATGCGGCGCAGATGGCCCCGTGCAAGGACGGAATTAGGCGTTCTAGGTGCATTTGGGTGCGTAACACGCGAGAACAGCTCCGAGACACGTCGATTCCTGACTTCCTGAAGTGGATTCCAGACGGTGTGATGGGGTCTTTTCTTAAAACAGAGTACAAATTCCTCCTAAAAGTGGGAGATATTGAGTGCGAAGTGCTGTTTCGGGGGCTAGATGACGCCAATGACGTAAGGCGATTGCTCTCGCTACAGGCGAGTTTCATCATTTTTGACGAATTTAGGGAGATTCACCCTGATATTTACAACGCTGCGCAGGGTCGTGTGGGGCGTTATCCGGACAAAATGATGAACGGAGTGGGGTGTAAAACCGACGATGGGCGGTCAAATGCGCACCTATGGGGGATGACAAACCCCCCGGACATGGACACGTTTTGGGAAACGCTGCTCACGGAACCCCCAGATAACGTTCATGTTACCATACAGCCAAGTGGTCTCGCACCAGAGGCCGACTGGACGCAGTTCTTACCCGATGACTACTACGACAACCTTGCGCAGGGTAAGACTGAGGACTGGATCGACGTCTATATCAACGCGCAATTTGGGAAATCATTATCTGGACAACCTGTTTTCCGCTCCTTTGATAGGTCTGTCCACGTGGCGAAAAGCTCCATAAAGCCAATGTTTTCTGATGACCCGTTGATCATAGGCGTCGATGCAGGACTGACACCCGCAGCCGTTGTAGGACAGGTTGCATACGATGGTCGACTGGTCGTCTATGACGCGGTGATCTCTGATGGCATGGGCGCGTTGAGGTTTGTGCGAGAAGTCATTAAGCCGTTGTTAGTAAACAAGTTTCCGGGGCGTAGAGCCATAGTTATAATCGACCCTGCTGCGTTCCAGAGGGTGCAGACAGACGAGAGGACCGTCGCTGATATATGGCGCAACGAGGGGTTCATGGTGAAGCCCGCACGGACGAACGCGGTGGCTGCTAGGATCGCTGCGGTGGATGCGTTTCTTACACGTGTCGTCGACGGGAAGTACGGTGTCGTGTTGGACCCCGACGATGCCTTGCCGCTTACACAAGCGCTTGCCGGGAAATATCGGTACAAAATAAACACAAAAGGGGTTAGGGACGAGAAACCTGAGAAGTCTCACCCGTGGTCAGATGTCGCCGATGCGTTCCAGTATTTGTGCCTTCACGCAGACGGCGGAGAGGTGTTCGGGGGTATGTCAGACGCAGGAGAGCGACGGGAAGTCGTCCGTGTCTCGTCTCGCGGGTGGACCTAATCTGTTGACGCGTTAGCAGATACGAGGTATTGTGGGGTCACAAACACATATGTGAGATAATTTCGAATGGCACTCGGTTCCGCACTCATCCCAGTGGCGCGTGCCTCTGATTTAGAGGCTGCTGCCCAGCGAAGCTCTGCTGAGAAGCAGGCTACGCCTATGATTCAAGGCTTAGCAGCACACACCAGACACCGTTGGGAGATCATGCGCGACCATAAACGGTTGTACGTTGAGGATCGCCTTACGAAATGTGTTCGTGCAAGGGATATGCAGTATGAACCCGCGAAACTGGCTGAGATACGCGAACAGGGCGGCTCCGAGATTTTCATGGGTATTGTCTCTACTAAGTGCCGTACCGCGACTGCTTGGCTGCGTGACACGCTCCTAGGCACAGGCGCAGATAAACCTTGGTCGATAAGCCCGACACCCATCCCAGAAGTTCCCCCAGATGTTGCGATGGGTATGCAGCAGATAATGCAGCAGAACCTGACCCAGTACTACGCAGAAGGTAACCAGCCTCTGTCTGAGATGGAGTTGAAGAAACTTGCGTCGGACATGAAGGACACTGCGAAGCGTGCGATGAAACACGAGGCTGAGAAGCGCGTGGACCGCATGGAGCAGAAAATGGAGGACCAGCTGACAGAAGGCGGGTACACGAAAGCCTTGTTCGAGTTTACGAACGACATCGCGACGTTCCCGTTTGCTGTGATGAAAGGGCCGACACCGCGTAAGCGCAAGGCTCTGAAGTACATCGAAGGTGGTCTGGGCGCTGTAGACGTGCTCCGCGACGAGTGGGAGCGTGTAGACCCTTACAAGTTCTACTGGGCACCATGGGGTGACGATATTCAGAACATGCCCGTGATTGAGGTGCACCACCTGACACGCGGCGACGTTGAGGGGATGCTAGGCGTCGAAGGTTACGACGAGGACGCTGTGCGTTCTATACTTGCGGACTTCGGCGCTACAGGGTTCGATTGGCTAGACCACGACGACAGTGAGATCGAAGAGGTCATGGATAAAGACTTCGACGATGCAGGCAGCGACGTGATCGCGGCCCTACAGTTATGGGACACAGTGCCCGGTAAAGTCTTGCTAGACTGGGGTATGTCAGAGTCAGAGGTCGAAGACCCTCACAAATCTTACCCCTGTGAAGTTTGGATGGTCGACAACGTCGTTATCCGCGCAGTTTTGAATTATGACCCGCTAGGTCGTAAACCGTATTACCTCAGTTCTTTCGAGAAAGTTCCCGGCAAGATCGACGGAAACGGGGTAGCCGATCTATGTATGGACGCCCAGAACATGTGTAACGCCGCCGCTCGAGCGTTAGCTAACAATATGGGTATCTCCTCAGGTCCACAGGTCGGCGTAAATGTCAGCCGTTTGCCAAGCGGGGAAGACATCACTCAGATGTACCCGTGGAAGATTTGGCAGTTTAAGCAGTCAGAGTACGGCGATCAGTCGGCTCCGTTGCAGTTTTTTCAGCCTCAGTCTAACGCTGGGGAGCTAATGGCTGTGTTCGAGAAGTTTATGACGCTTGCAGACGAAGTATCAGGCATACCGCGTTACATGACTGGTCAGCACGTCCCGGGTGCGGGGCGGACGTCGTCAGGGCTGTCAATGCTGATTTCCAACGCGGGTAAGTCTATCAAGCAGGTTATCGGCAACATCGACTATGATGTCTTAACCCCTATGCTCGAGCGTCAGTACCAACGCAATCTGCGCTACAGCAATGATCCGGATTTGATTGGTGATATACAAATACTTGCACGAGGCGCGATGTCGCTGGTCGTTAAGGAAGCTGAAGCTGTCCGTAAGAATGAGTTCCTCCGTCTTGTTCTGGAGAGTCCGATTGCACAACAAGTGGTTGGCCTTCCCGGCACGGCGGAGCTTATGCGAGATATGGCAAGCACTCTCAACACCAATGTTGACCGTCTGGTTCCTACTCGGGAAGAAGTTGAAAAGCAGCAAGCGATGGCTGCTCAACAGCAAGCAATGATGCAACAGATGGCGATGCAGGAAGCTGCAAACCTTCAGGAAGACGGGTCGGAAATGGGTGGCCGAGAAAGTAATATTATCAGCCCTCGTCCAAACGGCGCTTAAACAGCGTACTTGTTGACACGTTAACACATATAAGTTACTTTTGAGCTATGATTGACTTAAATAGCGCCGATATTCAGGCCGTGAAAGCCCTTTTGAGGCTGAAAGAGCCGGGTAATGACGCGTTACTTAGGTTGATTGAGGTGGAACTAGAGTCCGCCAAGCAGAAACTTGTTAAGGCAGTCGATATGGTACAAATCCACCGATTGCAGGGACGAGCGGAAGCCTTTGAAGATTTACTGAGGGCGGTTGAAGAGTCGCCCAAGGTGGTAAGAAACTGAAGCACACCATTACGGAAATAGCATACCCACGGGACGCTAGGAACAGAGTTGGTGCTTTGAGGAGAAAACATGGCATTACCAAGACAAGTGCAGGCACAGCTTGCAGAAGCAGAAGAGATAGAGAAAACGCTAAAAGCCCAGAAGGAACCAAAGAATAAGGCAGAAGAGCCTGAAATTTCTGAGGACCAGACGGATACTGAGGCCGAAGTATCACCGGAAGCTAAACAAGAACCTAAACTTGTGGAAGTAGAGCCAGCTGACACGTCACCGACGGACGTAGAGGAAGAGACTTTTAAGCAGAAGTACACCACCCTACAGGGTAAGTACGATGCGGAAGTCCCCCGACTGCACCAGCAGCTGCGGGAGCTTAAAGCGAAGCTAGACAGCCTAGAACAGGCCGAAGTGGAGAAAAAAGCTGAACCTACAAAGGCGAAGGAGAAAGTCAGTTTAGTAACCGATGCAGATCGAGCCGAGTTTGGTGAAGAACTCATCGACGTTCAACGTCGCGTTGCGAAAGAGGTGGCCTCGGAATACGAGGAACGTTTTGAGCAGCAGACAGAGGTTATC